ATTAGGCTCATCGTTGTGCGGTCTACCTTGAGGACCTGGTCGTACCCTCCGGACCCCAGTCTTCTTGTTATGTACAGGTATTCGCCATCCGAATACGGGCAATCAACGATATAGTCGCCAGGGGTGCCAACCCCGTAGTACGTCTTGATAAGAGACAGCCCATCTGGAGTCCTCTTGTGGACCCTTGAGTTACCAGGGTCGCTGACGTATAGGGTAGGCGGCAACGAGTCTCCGGTCGCTCCGGTTGGCCCAGTGGGGCCTGTTTGGCCTGTCGGTCCCGTGGCCCCAGTCGGCCCAGTCGGGCCAGTGGGGCCAGTGGGGCCAGTGGGCCCGGTAGAGCCAGAGCCTCCCGCACCAGTAGGACCAGTCGGCCCCGTCTCGCCAACCATCGAGAGGTCGTACCCCCACTGCTGTAGGGCCTGGTACAGTTCTCTTAGGTAGTTGCTGACGGCGGCCGGGTCGCCCGTCGGCGGCGGGTACGGGAGGTTATAGAATCCGTCTAGGCGTCTCATGAAACCTCAAAAGACGGGCCGCCGATGTCGTAGTAGACATAGATGCCAGTCCACGAGAAGTCTGTCGACTCGTCGTTGCTTCGCACCCGGAACTTGAAGTACTTGCTCGAGATAGGTTCGAACCTAAACTCTGCCGATTTCTGGGTTCCGTCGCCAGTCCCAAGTGACCTGGTGACCTCGGTGTAGGTCTCTCCATCATCGGTGCTTACCCCGATGACCACCGGGGTATCGGCCGACTTGTCTTCGTACTCCAGAACGATTAGGGACACGTCCTTGATTCTGTTGTGGGCCTGCGGGTCTTGTTCCGAGAAGTCCGTCGGCTTCGTGATGTACTGGCTGTCGATGTACCTCACGCCCTGCATCGTATCTACCTGCAAACACAGGAGATTGCCGAGGGCGAAGTACGTCTCGCTACGCCTGGTGGGCTCAGTGCCCGGGCTGTTTGACGTCGCACCGGTCTCTCCGCTGTAGGGTCCAGTATCGCCAACGTAGTTGTCCCGCACCTTGTAGAAGTATTCCATTTCTGGAAGGCACGTTCCGTCCAGGTACGAGGCAGTACCCGCAGTGCCGATTGGCCCGGTCCCGTAGGCACCGCCGGTTACCCTCCTCCAGACCTCGTGGTAGTCCACCGTCTCCGACTGGCTTGTCCAGGCCACCCTAATCTGCGTGTCAGACACTGTCGTGGCGGTCACGTTTGTCGGAGCCAGGATGTAGGTGTCGGTCGTGGCGTCGTCAGGGTCAGTGTACGCCGAGTTTCCAGAGAGGTTGATGGCCCTGGCCTTGTAGTAGTACAGCGTGTCTGCGGTCAGGCCGGTGTTGTCGTAGGACGTGGCGTGGGCCGCCGTCGTGTGGATGAGCGTGTAGTCTGTCCCATTCAGGGACCTGTAAATCTCGATTCCTGTATCGGCGGCGTCGGCACACGTCCATGCCAGGGCGATTCCGTCGTGGTCAATCTTGGTAGCGGTAAACCCTGTCGGAGCCCCGGGAGGGATTCCTGCCACAAGAGACTCCTCGTCTGAGTAAGACGAGAAGGCCGTTGCCGTCTTCGCCCTAACCTTGTAGGCGTAGGAGGTTCCGGGGGTCCTTCCGGTGTCTGCCCAGGTCTCAACGTCGGCCGCCGTCGTGTGGGCCAGGACGTCGTCTCTGTACACCTCGTACCCGGTCTCGACCCCGGAGTTGTCGTTCCACGTGAGCGTGATGGTGGTGTTGGACGTCGCCTCGAGAGCCAGTCCGTCAGGAGGCAAGATGTCGACGGTGGCTGTTACAACGGAAGACTCCGTGCCGACGTACGTCGACGTAGACGAGTACGGGGCAACCTTGAATCCGTAGAGGGCCCCCTCGGTCAGCCCGGTCACCTGGCACGTTGCGGCGAAGGCGATGTCGTTGTAAGTCCAAACTCCAGTGTTATTTAGGCGGTAGTACACCCGGACGTGAGAGGTCGTCCCGCTGTTTGTCCACGCAAGCGTGACAGACGTGGCGTCGTCATCCTTCGTGGCCGTCAGGCCAGTCGTGGCCCCAGGCCATGACCACGACGAGAGAGTGTTGGACGCACCGTACGGGATGCCATCTAGGTCCAGGCCACTAGGGCTGATGCGGTAGGTGTACCTGGTGTTGTCTACGACATCTCCGTCTTCGTACTCGGCAACCGGGTAGTATACCTCCGCAATCGTCGCAAACGAACCACCGTAGGGGGCTCGTTGTACAGAGATGCCAGATGGGTAAGTGTCGGCGTTGTCCCATGTCGGCTTGAGATAGCCGACACCGACTGTGATTCCCGTGAGCGTAGGGGCCTTGTAACCTGCCATTGTGTCCTCTAAATCTGGAACGCCCCGAAGCCGGTGACGGTCTCGGTGAAGGTGTATACCGACCAGGAGTTCTCGATGTAGTTGTAGATGAACATCCACTGGTCCCCGGCCGTGTCGGTGATGCACCAGGCAATCTGGTTGAACCGGATGTTCGTCATAGCAAAGACTTTACGAAGTTCTATGTCAGTCGCCAACTCGAAGAACTTCTTGCGGGCAGAGCCACCGACTGACTCTGCGATGTCCCCGTTCATCTTGTAGAAGTCATCCACACCCATCAGGTAGTTCGTCCCCTGGGCGTGAACAAGAGCGTTGGTGGCATAGAGCCCCTGGCCCCTGCGGTCCTGCGGGAACTGGATTCCACCGACAGCCAGGCCGGTCCGACGGCCAACATGGTACATGGTCCTCTTGTAGACCATCAGCATGGAGCCAACGATTCCAATGCCAGTAATGGGCTCTTCGGTGTCCGTAAACTCCTTGTACCCCGCAGACGAATCCGTCCAGTCTGTGGGGTCGCCTATCTTAGACCAGGAGAGCATCCACGGATTTCTCTGGCCGCTTACCAGGTGGTCGGCCATCCAGAGGCGGTCATCGAACGACAGAAGGATGCGGGCCTGTTTGGCATAGACCGAGTTAAGGACAGAAGCCTTGCCTGTCCCCGTCCACACCTGGACGTCTTCGTTCCCGTTCGAGAAGCAGAACTTCCCGGCAACGACGGCCCATGACCACCTCTCCCCGGTGGGGACGCTGTAGACGAGCCGAACGGTGCAGGCCTTGGCCGGTGCGAAGGCCCCGGTCGTGCCAGTGTAGGCGGCGGTGAGCGTGATGGTCGTCGTGCCAACCGTAAGGACCGTGGCCCACTTCGTGTTGGGCTCCACCTTGAACGTGGCGTCGGCGTCTAGGATGAACTTGTCGCCAGGTGCCACATTGGTCCACGATGAGCCAGAGGTAACGATGGCCCCGGTGATGTTCGTCACCGTGTTGGTCGTGTGTACCGGGGTGAGGTACGAGTAGGTCTCCCCAGTCCCAGTCTCCCTCTTGCAGAGGTCCTGGGTGGTGAGGATGAGGACTGTGTTTACACCTACGTTGCTACGGTAAACAGGAACCTGTTGGATAACCTCGGAAGACCCAAACGTGCGGTCGACGTAGTGGTCCCACCGCCTCACGATTCGGTTCGCAGAGACATCGAGGTTTTTCGAAGGCCATTGGGCGGCCTTGTCCGGTGCGTTGAGAGGGGCATCGTTCAGTTCGAGCAGGTGCCCGAGCGGCTTTATTGCGAAGAGGCGTCTCATCTTTGTTTCCGATAGACGTAATCAGGCCGCAGGTTTTCGTTGCGGTCCTTCTCCTCGTTTCCATAGATTCCGATGAGGCCGTTGACGGTCTCGAGATACTCGGCCTTGGCAGACTTCGCCCGCTCTGCGTCTGTCATCCAGGAGGCCGCCCGATACGCCGCCAGGAGCAGGATGGCCTGGTCCCACTCGGCACCGATGAGGGTCGACTGGCCCGTCGAGAGGTTGGGCGGCAGACGCCTGAACCACACCTGGTAGGTGTAGGCCTTGTCGAGGGTGGGGTACAGATAGATGGACGTCCCGATGCGGGTCCATTCCCTGGGCGTCCCACGGTTGGCCGTGAGCCCACGGTCAGGATAGGACGTGTACCGCTCGGGAGGACACCAGTCCAACTGCCGCTCGTATCCGCTGAGCGTACAGAAGACATGCTCCACGTAGAGCGTCTCGTTCGGGACAGCGATGTACGGAGTCCCGATGACGCCGGTGATGTCCGTGGACGTCACGGAGTGGAGTTGCGGGAAGTCCACCTTCCCGGTTGTCTCTGGGATTCTCTTGGCAGAGCATAACTGCCTGTAAGCCTGGTTCACCCAGATACCGTAGTAGTCGGTCGGAGTGGCCCCGGCTGTCTGCAGTTCGGTCCTGTTGCCGAGCCGCAACAGGAGCATGGCCTTGAAGGTCTCGAAGTCTAAAGCACCCATGGCGTCACTCCTCGATGAGCGTCGCCAGGACCTCCTCACTTCTGATGACTCGGAGCAAGTCCTCATCCCAGATTTGCCCGAAAACTTCCTTGTCCATGAAATGAAGCCTGGTCCCGCAGTGCCAGGAGACGACGACCTTGTCGCCGACGCTGTAGCCCTCGTTAGAGGCTACGGGGCCGACGGCCCGGACGGTTGCAATCCTGGTTCTCTCGGAATGGACCTCAGAGACGTGCAAGGTCATTTCCCGGCCCGTATTCGGGTCAAGAAAGGTCTTACTCTTGATGAGTTCATCGAGAGTGATGAGCATCCTGTCGCCACCCGTTTTAAGGGTCAGTTTGTTAGAAACCATCTTCTCTATCTCCTTCGGTGATGTCCACACGAGCCTCATCGGCAAGCCGCTTGTCTGAGACCATGTGGAGGTGTGCGAGGCAATAGCGTCTTCCCCGGAACGTGCCGGTCTGACTTTCGGGGTACAACCGGCCCTGGCGTCCGAGGATTCCGTTGGCCTCTGACGTGACCGTGAGGATGTTCGCACCGCCGACCGAGCCGTTGACCGTCTCGTCTGCGTAGAAACACTCCCACTGGGCCACGCTGAAGCCAGTCGGGTCCACCAGGTAAACGTCGCCAACGGCATCCCCGTCGGCGTAGGACCCGCTGTGCAGGTCCACCTTATTCACGACCCCGGTAGCCCCGGAAGTGGCTCCCGTTAGGGTCTCCCCCAACGCCGGTCGAACCGAACCGCTCGTGAAGGGAATCCTCACGAATAGGTAGGGCTCACCGCAAGACCAACAGGAGAACCACTTCTCCCCCTGGTTCTTGTCAAACTCGTTGGACGGGGTCGTCTTTTCGAGCATGTTACAGATACAGATAAAGTTTGGCCCCGGCGGTTAAGACCGAAATGGCGAGGTTGTCGAACCTGAGCCCGGGGTCTCCGAACGACCGGCCGACGCTCTGCTTGTCCGTGGATGGGCTGAGCAGTTGGTAGGCCACCGTCCCAACGTATGCCTCAAGGTCGTAGTTCTTGGAGGCCTCGTTCGTAAGGGGCCACTGGGCGTCGGACGTGATGAGCCGGTCATCGTTGCCCGCCGTGGTGATGAGAAAATAGCCACCGTTCTTGGTGTTTTCGGTGGAGCCGGTAGACTTCTTGATTCGAAGAAGCGAGAACTGGGGGAAGGCGGCCGCCGTCAGTTTGTTGACAGCCGCAGAGTCGTCGGTAAGGGTCGTGGTCGATGTAATGGTAGCGATTACGTTGACGTTCGAGTTGGTAATCGGGGTAACCAGTTTGTAGTGGAGCAGTGTAAATGCGTCCCCGGCGTTGGCGGGAACGAACTCAAACCCCTTAATCCAGATGGGTCCACGGCTCAGGAGGCCGAGGGTGTCGACGACTAGGATATTGCCTCTGGTGAGGTCATTCGCCATGATGGTCTCTCCTTAGTGATGGAAGATGGGGGTCCAACCGTCGCCCTTGAAAATCTGGGTCGGTGCAGACCACATCTTCTCGAGTTTGGTCCCGTCGTTGGGGCACGGCCCAACTTCCTGGTCGTCCGGGACGTTCAAAGCAATGTAACCGCACAGAGGGCATTTCCAGTCTCGGATGATTCTCATGCGGCCTCCTGCAAAAAATCGGAAGGAGGGCCCCCGAAGGGGCCCCCCATCCTAGCCATTGTTTAGACTCCCGTGTCACCAGTCGGCCCGGTAGGGCCGGTGGGACCGGTCGGGCCAGTAGGCCCTGTAGGTCCTGTAGGACCAGTCGCCCCGGCGGGACCCGTGTCACCCGTGCCAGGACCAGTAGCCCCCGTGGGACCAGTCTCGCCCGTCGGACCGGTAGGTCCGGTCGGGCCGGTAACGCCCGTAGCACCAGTAGGCCCGGTAAGGCCAGTGGTACCCGTGTCACCTGTGGTACCCGTAGCACCAGTAGCACCCGTAGCACCCGTAGCACCAGTCGGACCAGTCGGTCCGGTAGCACCCGTAGCACCCGTGGCACCAGTGGCACCAGTAGCACCCGTCTCGCCGGTAGGCCCGGTTTCGCCAGTGCCCGTAGCACCGGTAGCACCGGTAGGACCGGTAGGACCGGTCGGGCCAGTGGGCCCAGTGGGCCCGGTCGGGCCGGTAGGACCGGCCGCCCCGTTGATAGCCGTACCGTCTGTGGTGCCGAAGTCAGCGGAGGCGTCGTCCGTGTAACGCCACACCGGGGGCGTGGCATCGCTCAGAAAAACGTACCGCTTAATCCCGCCGACGATGTCGACGGGGAAAACGAGTTTGGAGGCACCCATAACAAACCTCCCTTACGCCTGGCCGCAAACGATGAGCCTGGGGTCCGTGAAGCCGTAGATGAAGTACTGGTGGGAAGTACACTCCGTGTCCCGAGAACGGTCCGGGCTGTCCTTCATTTCCAGGTCGGGCTCGACAGCGGTGTAGACCCGAGGGCCGTACAGGGCGTCGTCCTTGCTCCCGATGACATACCACATGGTGGCAGAGGACATGCGGTGCATGACCGTGGTCTTGAGTTTCCAGTCGCCGAAGATGTTCTTGGTGTTGGACTGTTGGAAGGCCACATTGTCCGAACGGAGTAACTGACCCGCCGTGAAGCGGAGGCTCTTGTTGATGACCAACTGGTCGGGCTTCCGGATGATAATGTTGCCCCGGTCATCATAGATGGCGTCGAAATAGAGAATCGCCGACTCAAGAGCAGAGTTGGACAGGGCGAGGTTGAGATAGTTGTCGTACGTGGTGCCCGCAGGGTCCAGAGTCGTGTGCGTGTCATGAGCGAGAGCGAGAGTGTCGAAACCGGCACCGTAGGTCGTCGACGTGGGGTTATTCCACAGTTTCATGACCTCGATGTCCTTGCCCTCGAGCATGGTCTTTTTGAGAGAGTCGGTCAACATCTTCATGAGGTTGAACTTGTTGAACCGCTTCATGCGGTCCGTAATACGGAAGCCGTTGCCATACCGGACAACGGTGAAGTCCTTCGTGCCACCGAAGAGGGGCTCATCAATCATGATGCCCTGGCCCTCGATGACCTTCCGCATAGGACCGATACCGGCGATTCTCATGACCCGCTCGTAGTCGTCCTTGGTCGTCATCGTCTTGTAGAGAGACTTGTACTCGACAAGAGCCTGGCCGGTCGTGGAGTTGAAATGCTCCTTGACCAGAGTCTTGAAGACGTCTCTGTTAGTAGACGAATCCCAGTTGGTGGAGGTGATACCGACAGAACCGTAAGTAGCCATGTTGTGCTTCTCCTATCCCTTAGCCGGTAATCATCTGACAGATAGCGGCCATGAATCTGAGGATGTACTTGCCGCCGCTCGTGCCAACCGCCTGGGAGGGGTCAACCTGGTTGACAACAACAGCGGTCGTAGTCGTCTCGCTGATGTTGACAGAGCAGTTGCCCGCCGCAATGTTCAAGCCGTAGTTCTCGCCCTCGTGGGCCTGGGACGTGGTGGTGTCGCTCTGGGCAATCCAGAGTTGGTCCGGATGAATAGCGTGAAACTGAATCTTCGTGTACCGAGTGCCAGAGGCGTCCTTGTCAGCGATGCCCGCAATCTTCTGGTCATTGGCGGCGATAGTAACTTCGCCTCCGACCAGGTAGATGGGGTCGCCCTTCTTGAAGGACTGCCCTGTAGCCTCGGGAGCCTCACGCTTATCCACCGGCCCGTCAAGCCAAACAAAACCGATAGTAGCCAAAGTGAACTCCTAAGCGTTAGGAGACGGGTTTCTGAACCCAAGTCCCATGTTAGATGCCAATCTTCCGGATGACGTCGTCGTCCATCTCGATTTCGGCACCCGACTGCCGGGCGATGTCCTGAAACTCGGACCGGTTCCTCTTGGATTCCCGGTCGTACCGCTCCACGTCCTCTTTCCGTTTCTCGAGCCAAACGTTGAGCGGAACCTGCATCAGAATGGCGTCCTGCCAGACGTAAGTGTCGTCGGGCTTCGGGGTCAGCGGTTCGGGCCAATACAGGAGGTCGTGGGCCTTGACGGCCTCGGCCGAGTACTGGCTCTCCCACATCTTCATCTCGATGAAGTCGTTGACCTTGTCGAATCGGACCCACGTAAGGACATGGGCCGGTCGGACGTCGACATCGTTGTAGTCGGAGTTCTTGAGATAGTGCTTGTCCGAAAAGTGGTACTTACCCTTCGCAGGGTCAGCCTTTACTCTGTCGAACTTGGACCTCTTCAGGTCCACGATTTTGAAATCCTTCAGACTAGGCATTGCCTAACTCCTTGTCAAGGGACTTGAGGATGGTTGCCTCGTCTTTTCCCCACAACTGAACCATGTGACGCTGTTCAGGAGTGAGGGTCGTCTGACCCGAGGCGGCCTGACGAGCGGATGGGGTCTGTTGGAACCCGGGAGTAACAGGGTTCGGGGGCTGAGCCGGTTTGTAGTACTTGCCGAGGTCGAACTCTCCACGTTCCCACCTGACCATCTGAGCCGCCAACTGCCAGGTCTTGGGCTCGAGCAACTGCTCAGGGGAGAGCAACTTGTCCCGATACGCCTGGGCGACACTCTCAGCCACCTGGTTTTCCAGGCCCTGGAAGAGTCCCGGGGTCGCATCGAACGCAGTTTTCCGACCTACAGCAAAGTTCCGCTTTGCCGATTCTACCGCCGTGTACGCCTGTCTCTGGGCGTCCATCTGCCGGTCATACTCCCGCATAGCCAATGCGATTTTAGCCGAGGCGGCCACGGGGTTCGCAATGAACTCCGCTTCGGTGACCACCATAGCCGGGTCGAAGGGCAATCCCATGGGAGGCACTTGGGTCTGCATCTGTGCCTGTGGGGCGGGAGCCGGTGCCATGCGGGCACCGCCGTTCTGCTCAGTCAGGGTACGGAAGAACTCAGCATCGTGACGAGCCTGAGCGGCCGCCTGGGCCTGCTCAGCGATGAAACGGTCCTTCTCTTCCAGTAGCCTTGAGAGTTCCTCCGGGGGCTTGCCGCCATACTTGGAGCCGTCCGGAGGGGTTTGAGCCTGAGCCTGTGGTTGGGCCGGGGCCTGCTTTTGACCGGCGTCCGACTGGTCGGACTCCCCTTCGGCGGGAATCGGAATCGTCGGCTCGTCAGTCTCTGCAGGTTCTCCAGGGCCAATCGTGCCAGGGAGGTCTTCTGCCAATGTGAAATCTCCTATCTGTTGACGTCCGGGTCCGTGGGATTCGTCAGAATGACGTCCGGGAGACCCAGTACGCTACGAAACGCTTCGAAAGCCCCCTTCTTCTGGGCGACCTGAATAAGGGACGCCTCGACCATGAGGTCGATGTGGGCGGGGGCCCGTTCGGCCGTGTCGGCCGACTTCTTCACCCGTGCGAGGAACTCCACCCAGAAGGAGTTACCC